GTGTACCTTGAGGGCGCATTGCAAACCCGCAAATGGACCGACCAGAGCGGGCAGGAACGCTATACGACCGAAGTGATTGTTGACCGCTTCCGTGGCGAACTGGTCCTGCTCGACAGCCGCAATTCTGCCGATGGCTCTGACCGACCCCAAGCGGCCCAGCAGAAGCCGCAGGGCAACAACTATGCCCAGAAGGATAATAGCTGGAGCAATCCGTCTGATCTTGACGACGAAATTCCTTTTTAACCCCCGCACGAACCCATGCCCGTAACTGCATCCTCAATCCCCAACTTCCGCGCGACTTCCTCCAGCAGGGCACGCCTCTGCTGGATGGTCGCGTATGGATGCAGCCACGACCAAAGCTCCGCTGCTCTGACAGTAGACTGCCAGAGGAACGGAGTATTGTGCATGGCGTCGGGCATAGCGTCACACGCATTCAGTGTGTCCAGCGCATATGCACCGCCGTATTCCACCGTTCCGAATTCGGTCTCCTTTTTCATTGTTTCTCCAGCTCTCGTGTTCCGCAAAACCGAGAATGGAGCAAAGCGATGTGGAATGATCGGGCAATTCTCGCCCGGAAACAGTCAAAAAGTGACCGAAAGTTTCCGCAAATGATGGGCCTTACGCACATGCCCGTCCGAGACCGGCTTTTGAACGTGATCAAGCGCGAGTTCGAGCCTCTCAGATTTGCAACCGAAATGCTGGCCCGTGCGGCGAAGAAAACGCCCCGGGCTGCACGTAACTGGCTGTCAGGTACGAATGCCCCTGATGCAGAGGCGCTTATCGAACTGATGGCTTCCAGCAACGCAATAGCGGCAGAGGTCGAGCGCCTTGTCGCTGAACGCCGTAAGGCACGCGAGGAAGAAGAATGCCCTGGTTCAAGCTCCGGCTTTGCCGGTTCCAGTGGTTCCGAACGCATGACGGGCCACCACCATCTGTCCACATAACGTGGGTGCATGTGTCCTGGTTCGATTGGGACACATGGCAGGACAAAATGGACCGCGCATTGCGCGCCGCACGGGAGGAGTTAAGGAAGTGACCCCATTCCCCATAGAGGAAATCCGAGCGCGTCTTGCTGACGCCGTGCAGATGGCGGGCGGTCAAAGTGCATGGGCACGCAAAACTGGCATCCACCGCACGACAGTTTCCGAAGTCCTGTCGCACAAACGCGACATACCAGAAAGCATTATCAACGCACTGGGCTACATCGTGCGCCCCATGTGCGTGCCTGCGCGGAAGGGGATGAACCGATGAATGACGATATGACCGGCCACAACAGCAATGACCCCGCAGTAGGCGGCATAGCAGCGGACCGTCTGCGCTCCATCATCGAGCGGGTGGAACGGCTGGAAGAAGAGCGCAAGGGTCTCGCTGGCGACATCAAGGACATTTTCACGGAAGCGAAGTCTTCTGGCTTCGAGGTGAAAGTCCTGCGCCAGATCATCCGCATTCGCAAGCAAGATCCGGCTGAGGTGGAAGAGCAGGAAACGCTGCTCGATATCTACCGCCGCGCGATTGGAATGTGACCATGGCCCAGCATGAAGAAGACCGCCTTCACACGCACATCTGGAAGGCTTTGCAGTTCATCCTGCCGGATGATGCGGTGGCATGGAGCACCGAGAACCGCCAGATGGGACCGCGTGAAGGCATGAGACGCAAGGCGCGCGGTTGTGTGCCGGGCGTGCCCGATATGGAAATCCACCATAACGGACGCTCGTTTTTTATCGAGATCAAGACACCCAAAGGAACGGTGAGCGCTGTGCAAAAGGACATGCACAAGCGTTTGAAGCTGGCCGGGCACGCTGTGGCTGTCTGCCGCTCACTTGAGGACGTGGTGTTCTTTCTGGAGAGGCATGACGTGCCTTTGAAGGGCGCGGTGATGGCATGAGCGCGCGCAGGTGGTCAAAATTTTGGTGGCAAGACTGGCAGCGCGATCCGGCGCTACGTATGTGCTCCCCCGCCGCGCGTGGCATATGGATGGATATGCTTGCCATCATGCACGATGCCGAACCATGCGGGCATCTGCTTGTTAATGGACGCGCGCCAAACACGAAACAGCTTTCCTTGATCTTTGGAGTTTCTGAAAAAGAAGGCAAAAAACTCATTGCTGAACTTGAAGAAAACGGAGTTTTCAGCCGATCCGGCTGCGGGGTGATATTCAACCGCCGCATGGTTAGGGATAAGGCCGTCAGCGATGAAGCTGTGGTGAATGGTAAAAAAGGGGGTAATCCCAAAATAGTCGGGAAAGAGAAATCTACGGATAACCCCAAGAAGAATAAAAATGACGAAATGGGGTTAACCCCCCCGGTTAACCCAAACCCAAGGGGAGGGGTTAATCACCAAGAAGCAGAAGCAGAAGCAGAAGCAGATAAACCTTCACTACGTTCAGGGCGTCTTGCGCCGCCGGAACCCGATCAGCCCGTCGATGCCCGAACGATGCTCTTCCGGGAGGGCAAGACGCTGCTGCACCACATGACCGGGAAGCCTGAGGCCCAGTGCGGAAATCTCATTGGCCGGTGGCTCAAAACCTGCCGTGACCGCTGCGATCTTCTGCTCTCGATCATCCGGGAGGCGGCGGAGCATAGGCCCGCTGATGTGGTCGCGTGGATCGAGGGGGCGGTGAAGCACCGAACGTCCAACGGCCTAGCGTCCCGCCATGAACGGGTAGCCGAAGCATGGGCCGGAGTGCCCGACATTGAGGGGGTTTAGCCGATGAACACGATTGCGACCTACCAGCCCACACCGGGCCACAAGCCTAGCCCAGACCTGTCCGCGCTACTCGATGCCGTCCGCAGCAGCGTGCCGGTTACGCGTCGCGACCTGACGCCCCAGCGGGTTGCCGAGGCCCGTGCCCTTGCCGCCGTTTCGGTGCAGCCCGCTACCACCGAGGTGATCGTGGCATGGCTGAAAAAGCTGGCACTCCTGGTCGTGAACGGCCCGGATGCAGGGCGCGCCCAGAGGCAGGCCGAGGCGATGGTGGAGATTTGCGGCGACCTGCCGGCAGCCGTGTGGTGCCCCGAAACGCGCAAGGCGTGGTGCCAGCGAGGCGACAACGGGAAGTTCTGGCCTGCTCCGGCGGAGCTTTACGCACACCTCCTGCCGTATGCCGAGCGCATCAAGCGGGATGCCATGGCCGCGCACCGGGTGGTGACCTTGGCGGAACAGGCGGCCAGGACCCGCGCAACGGTCAGCGCCGAGGAGCGTGCGGCGGTCGCGGCCCAGATGGCAGCATGGCGGAAGCGGATGGGGCATCCAGAGCCGAGGCGCGATGATCCTCAGCCAGTGCGGTCGCAGCCGGGGGTATCCGAACGGCTGGCCGAGTATCGACGCCAGCTTGCGGCAGAGCCAGAGGCGGCTGTGTGGCTTTCCCCGCTCATCGCCAAGCTGGAGGCGCAGGTAGGACGGAATGTACCGAAAGAGCCGCGAGGATTAGCGGAGAGTGCCGCGAAGGCTCTCCATCGGTAATCGTTATGTCTGGACGTTAGAGTGCGCTGTGCGCGCATTGTGGAGGATTTTAGGGGTATGTTGAAATTAGCGTTGTTGTTCTGGATTGGGGTCTTGGTGTGCGTTGTGAAGGGCTTTTTGGCCGATAGCTATCCGGCTGGTGCGTGGTATGGCGCAGCCGTTTGGCTGGGCATTTCAATGCTGATTTTGGTTGTTCGCGAGAGGGCACAAAATGACTAAAACAGCTAAAAGAATCATGCTGGGCTTGGGCATTGCATCTGCGTTTTATGTGTCAGATTTATTCGCTATGGGACAGTTCATGGCTCATCAGAAACATACTGGATGGGTTATGGAAGAATTTATGGGAGCAGTTCATATCCTCGCGATTTTTGCCATGATTGCTTGCGCAGTTCAGATTGCCTCTCTGGCGGAAAGGAAGGAATGACTATGACCGAATGGGGAGCCGGCCACGAACCAGACCCGGACGAGCTGGTAGACTTCCTGACCAACGAGGGATGCGGGCCGGTGCAAGTGCCAGAGATCACGCCGCACCCGGTCCCGCTTCATGAGCCGGAGGAGGGGTTGTTGGATGAGGAGATTTTACCGTTGTGGCTGGACTGGCAGCGAGGGCCTTGTGATGACGGAAATTTTTATTTTTAAGCATCTGTAATGGGGTAGGTTGGTATTAGGAAAACATTACTCGGAGCATTAAGATGCATTTACGGTTTTTTTCACAGGATGATTCTGGAGTAGTTCTTGATGAATTGTTCAGCATAAATCTTAATGTGAAAGATTTTTATGAATTTTCTGAGAAAATAAAAGGAAGTGGTATAGCCATTCGGAGGCCTTTAATAAAAAACCAAGGATTTTTCGCGATAGAAGGCGCTGATTGGACGTGAAGTTCCGAAGTTATTATTAAATCAAAAGAAAAAAATGGAGATTTGTGCTTTACTATAAATAAAAAAGATTTAGCAATACTATTTAAATACACAGAAATAGACGGGTTAAGTGCTGGCGGAATTTATGAAATAAAGAAACTTCTTGAAGAGGGAATTAAAATACTAGTTGCTTCGTAGCCCGCCACCCCATCATGTGTACAACTCTGTGGATAGCGGGTACTGTCGCAAAATAACGACACGTAAAAACGCAGGGTTCCGCACGTTTTTGCTGTACATGCGTGGGGGTTTGTGATTCCATCAGGTTTATGATTTCACCTGAAATACACCATACTTGGGCTGATGTTGGCTACGCTGTAGCTGGAAATCCATTTCTGGTTGGAATGGTGGGTGGGGCATTCGCTATCAGCGTGCTCGTGCTCTCGTTAGCAATTGCGATGCGAATTGAGAGCAAATGACCACGTCCCCCTTCAAGCCCACAAACTCCGAAATCTACGCACCGCCCCGGAACTGGGATGTGGCGTGCGCGCTTTGTAACCTGCGGGCCGGGGTGCCGTTGACTGAGGCGCAGAAGGCGCTGGTGAATGGAAAGGCAGCAGCATGAGCAAGACGCGCCCACGCTATGAAATCCCCGTTGCTGTGGATAATGGGCCCACTCCTGAGCGGGCGGCTAAGTCGGTGTTTACTGCTGGCAGACCATCACGCGAACAGACTGTTGTGGATGCCCTGCTGAAAGCGCAGGAGATCACGCAGGAAGCCGCAAACGCAGCCGATAAGTGGTATCGGACATGGGTGTTCGCGTATCAAGGTTACAAGGAGTTCCCAGAAAACCACACGACGAATTGCGAGATCAGGCATGATGATCTTTCATGGCTGATGACGCGGGCTGATGCTGCTGGGCATGTTTACGATGTGCGGAAGGCTCTGGGCATGTGCGGCGAAGTTCGCTTGAAGGCAATGCTGGTCGAGAAGCTTTCGTTCAAGCAGATGGCTGGCGTTCTTTTCCCCACCGTGTCCTCCGATCTGGGACGCAAGAAAGTGTCAGCTCAGTGCTCCATGTTGCTGGAGCAGTTGGCCGAGTTCTACGCGGCCCAGCGCAAGAAAAAACATGACGCTGAAAAAGCTTGTACCCCGGTACCTTTCCCGGTATAAAAAACATCATCATCGCAAGATGTATGTTCAAGAGCCACCTTCGGGTGGCTTTTTTCGTTTGAGGGCATAATGGCAAGCAAGATGAAAGCAGGAAGGCCATCTGTTTTCTCGCCAGCCATTGAAGACGAAATTTGTGCGCGGATCATAGCGGGCGAAAGCCTGCGCTCCATATGTCAAGATGATCACATGCCGGGGCAAAGCACGGTATTTGAGTGGCTGGAAAATAGCGCTTATGCCGATTTCCGGAGCAGGTACGCGCAGGCACGCGCGCGGGCGGCAGAAGCGTTTGAAGATGAAATAATCGATGTTGCGCGCACAGCAACTGCCGAGGATGCTGCTGCCAAGCGCCTGCACGTTGATACCCTCAAGTGGGTCATGTCCAAGCGCGCCCCCAAGGTTTACGGCGACAAGATCACACAGGAACACACAGGCCCAGACGGCGGCCCGGTTCAGGTGTCTGAGGTTCGTCGCGTCATTGTAAGGCCGCCCGACAAGAAAGAATGACAGCCCTTTCCATACCCACCGCCGAGGTATTCGAGCCGCTACTGGCTCCATGCCGATACAAGGGTGCATATGGTGGGCGTGGTTCGGGTAAGTCTCACTTCTTTGGCGAGTGCATCGTAGAAGAACACCTTCGGATGCCAGGCCATCGCACGGTTTGCATCCGTGAAGTTCAGAAGTCTATTGAGCGCTCCTCCAAGCAGTTGATCGTAGACAAGATCAACAAGTTCAACCTGAACGCATCGTTCGACGTGCAGGACCAGCTTATCAAAACCCCCGGTGGTGGCCTGATTATCTTTCAGGGCATGCAGAACCACACAGCGGACAGCATCAAGTCGCTGGAGGGGTTTGACCGGGCGTGGATTGAGGAAGCGCAGTCCATCAGCGCGTATTCGTGGCGTATGTTGCGCCCGACTATGCGTAAGGCTGGCTCTGAGATATGGGCGAGCTGGAACCCGGCCAGCCCAGAAGATCCGATTGACGACTTTTTCCGTGGCCCCGGCTCCGACCGTTCGGACCTCATTGCGGTGCGGGCGAACTGGTCTGACAACCCATGGTTTGGGGATGGCACGCTGCCGACCGAGCGCGTGGAAGACCAGCGTGCCCGGCCTGATGAATACGGCCATATCTGGGAAGGTGATTACATCACCATTTCAGACGCCATCATCTTTCGCAATCGCGTCTCCATCGAGGGGTTTACTGCTCCAGAGGGTACGCGGTTTTACTATGGCGTGGACTGGGGTTTTGCCAAAGACCCGACCGCTGCGGTTCGGTGTTTCATCCTGAACGATTGCCTGTATGTCGATTACGAGGCGGGCGGCGTAGGGATTGAGCTTGATGATACCCCGGCCGTGCTGGAGGAAATACCAGACGCCTACCGCTGGCCATGGAAGGCAGACGGCGCAAGGCCCGAGACAATCAGCTTTCTGGCCAACCGCTTTGGCTTCAAGATCAGTGCCGCCGACAAGTGGCCCGGCAGTGTTGAGGACGGCGTTGCCCGGTTGAAAGCGTTCAAAAAGATTGTGGTGCACCCGCGCTGCAAGCGTCTGGCCGAAGAGTTCCGCAAGTATTCGTACAAGGTGGACAAGAAAACGGAAGACGTTCTGCCACTCATTGCTGATGCGTGGAACCACTGGATAGACGCACTACGCTACGCTCTGGATGGGGTAATTCAGAACCGGCGCAGGATGCCGAAGTTTACCGCTGATGCAGTCAACAAAATAGCCCAACAGGGACGAAGATGAAGCTACCCAACTGGTTCAAGCACAAGCCGGAGCCTATGCCCGCTCCTGCGCGCGTAGAGCCGGTTGTAGCCGCCAAGGAGCGGCGCGCGATGCCGCGGTTCGTCGCCAAGGCGCCCGAGGATTTGCAGGCGCTTGCCGAGAAGCTATTCAAGCCGTATCAGCCGCCCAAGGGTGTGCGTGGCGACAGTGCGTCCGGCCTGTCCATGGATAGCGCCCTGTCCTCGTACATGGGCGCGAATTACAATATCGTCAGCAACTTCATTGCCGATGGCCTGAACTTCAAGGGCTACGCAGACCTTGCCGCGATGATGCTGCGGGCAGAGTTCCGCAAGCCTGTGGAGACCATCGCCAAGGAAGCGACCCGCGAGTGGATCAAGTTCCGTTCGACTGATACCGACGAGGACGAAGACGACGAGGAAGTCGCCGACAAAATCCGCGAGCTTGAAAAAGAGTTCCTACGTCTGCGCGTGCGTGACGTTGTGCGCCGCCAGATTGCGCACGGACTTGGGTACGGGCTGGGGCATATCTGGATTGGGATAAAGGGCAGACCGCTCACGTCCGCCTATCAGAACCTCCCTTTGAGGATCAGTTCCAACGGCGTGGCCAAGGGCACACTTGACCGGCTGGTGAATGTCGACCCCATCTGGACCAATCCGAACACCTACAACGCGGACAACCCTCTCAAGGAAAATTACTACCGGCCCGACAACTGGTGGGTGCAGGGTGTGCTTGTGCATCATACGCGCCTGCTGACGGTGGTGCCGTATGAAGTGCCGGACATTCTCAAGCCCGCGTTCAACTTTGGCGGCCTGTCCCTGACGCAGCAGCTTGAAGCCTACGTGCACAACTTCCTGCGCACCCGGCAGTCTGTTTCCGACATGGTAAGCAACTTTGCCACCAAGGTTCTGAAAACGGACATGACCGGCAACATGCAGGCCGATACCTGCATGAGATATGGCGACATAGACGCGGACAGCGTGACCGGGCGCGTTGCGGCCATGAACGTATGGCAGAGCAACAACGGCACGTTCGTTATCGACAAGGAAAACGAGGACTTCGACATAAAGACCGCGCCGCTCTCCGGCCTTGGAGAGCTACAGGCCCAGTCACAGGAGTTCATGGCGGGTATTCCCGGCACCCCCCTAGTCAAGCTGTTCGGCATCCAGCCGCAGGGCCTGAACGCCAACAGCGAAGGCGAGATACGGGTCTTTTACGACGAGATCGCGGCGTTTCAGGAGGCCAATGTCGGCCCGACTGTGCGCGCCATCTTCAATCTGGCCCAGATCAACCTCTGGGGCGAGATCGACGAGCGGCTTGATTTTGAGTTCATCCACCTGTGGCAGCTTTCCGAGAAAGAGGCGGCAGAGGTTGAGAAGATCAAGACCGACACGGATGCGGTGAACGTGCAGGCGGGGGTTGTCGCTCCCGAGGAAGCCCGCAAGCGGCAGGCCGCAGACCCGCAGAGCATTTACCGAAACGTCAGTCTGGCCGGGCCACCACCTGACCCGCCAGACCCTGAAACAGATGGCGTAGGCCTTGAGGGGCTTCTGCGGCGTGGTGAGGAAAGTGAGGATGGATAAATCCCCAAGGGCAATACCCTCAAGACGGGAACGGGCTCTGGATGGGCGGGGGGTAAGGCCATCAACGCCGCGCCCGACTATCCAACAGCTGATAGACGCGGAAAAAACATACATCGTGAGGCACCCCGTTTATCGGGTGACGTTTAAAAGCAAAAAGGACGGTTAGTGGCTCAACTCCGGTGTCAGTCAGCGCAGGGCAAGCGCATTGCCCCTGTGCGGGCTAATGCCGGGATCGAGGCGCAATACTACCAAGCCATGCACGCCATGCTCCGGCGGATGCACAAGGAAGTCCTGAACGATCTCGCCAAGGCCTATAAGGCTGCTGAGCCACAGATCGCACAGGACGCATCCCCGCTGGCCCGGCTGGTCAAGGTCATGGATCAGCTTACGGCCAAGTGGCGCAAGCGGTTCGATGATGCTGCGGACGACATGGCCGAGCGATTTGTGAAGTCGGCCCAGACCTACACGCAGAGTTCGTTCCAAGCCGAATTGAAGCGCAACGGGTTCACCGTGCAGTTCAAGCCTACGCGCTATGTGCAGGATATGGCGTCTCGGTCCATTGCCGAGAACGTCAATCTGATCAAGGGCATGTCTGACGATCACCTCAAGGGCATTGAGACTGCGGTCAATATGTCGGTGATGCGTGGACGTGACCTCTCCAGCCTAAGCGAAGCGCTCCAGAAGCAATACGGCATCAGCCGCCGCCGGGCAGCCTTCATTGCCCGCGATCAGAACAACAAGGCTACGTCCGTTATCAACCGGGCGCGACAGACTGAACTGGGGCTGAAAGAGGGCATATGGGTGCATTCATCGGGCGGGAAGCACCCGAGGCCAGACCATGTGAAGGCCGGGAAAGACCGGCTCCGCTTTGATCTGACCAAGGGTGCATACATCGGGGAACGCTGGATACACCCCGGCGAGGAGCCCAACTGCCGATGCACTTGGTCGGTGATTATTCCGGGGTTTGACCCGTAACAGATTCTACGAGGTTGTCGAACCTACGTAGTAGAGTGGTATAGCGGCCGCCGTATGGAATGCTTCCTTCTTTGCTAGCTAACTCATTCAAAATCATTGATACTTCTTTGTGAATTTCACAAAGAGTTTTTATATCTCTTTCCGTCACAACGGACCTCCCAAATAATGGCAAAAGAAATACTCGCGCTAGACCGCTCTGTGCGGCGCATAGACGCGGATGGACACCTGTTTGTTGAGCGCTGCATCCTCAGCGCCGCAGTGGTGTCCCCGTACTATGGCAGGGAAATACCGGACGCGGAAGCGTTGGGCCTGAACCCCGACCAGATATACCAGCTCTACCGCGATGCAGACGCCCTGCGCGCCGCTGCCGAGACGATGAACGGCAAACCCATCCTCGACATTCACCAGCCAATCAATGCCGAGGATCACCCGCGAGAAATTACGGTCGGCTCAGTCAGTAACGCACGGTTTGAAGCGCCCAACCTGGTTGGTGAGCTTTCCGTATGGGACGGCGATGCGATCAAGGCAATTCAGGATGGCTCCAAACGCTGCGTGTCCGCTGGATACGCATACGATGCCGTCCCGGAAACTGGCGAAATAGACGGCCAGCCCTACACGCTCAAGATGGTGAACATCCGCTTCAACCATCTGGCGCTTGTTGAAAACCCCCGCGTGCCGACTGCCATTATTGGCGATGGTGCGCTTTCACCCAAAAAGGAACAGAGCATGGCCGTACGTGTGCCCATGTCTGCGGTGACCAAGGTTGCCGCTGCCCTGAAGTCTGGCCGTCTGGCGCTCGACGCATCCGAAGAGGATGTGAAGAAGTGCATGGATGACGATGATCCCGAGGCCGAAGACGAGGAAGAGGAAGGCAAGTCCGACAAGGACAAAAAGGCCTCTGACAAGTGCGCTAAGGATGAATCCGAGGAAGAGCGCGAACGCGACGAGAAAGCCGGGGGCCGCAAGGCAAACGAAGAACTCGAAGGCGAGCGCAAGGAAAAGAAGCGCATCGACGGCGAGGACGAGAGCGAAGAAGAGCGCGAGCGTGATGATGCCGCTGGCGGTCGGAAGGCCAATGCTGAGCTTGAGGGCGAGCGCCGCGAGAAGAAGCGCCTAGATGCTCGTGATGCGGCAATTCAGATGGCTGTGGATGCCGCCATCAAAGCGGAACGTAGTCGCAGCCGTGCGACAGAGGATGCCAAGCGCCTCGTTGCCCCTCTGGTGGGCGAGGTCCACGGCCTCGACAGTGCTGATGACATTCTCCGCTACGCCCTGAAAGACCGCGGCGTGATGGGTCTGGACGGCGTGAATACGGCGGGCCTCAAGGCGCTAGTGAGCGCGCAGGTTGGCGCTCTGGCTCCCGATCCGGTCATGGCCACCGACAGCGCGCCTGACAAGGATAGCGTCCTGTCCGGCGTCAAAGCTCCCCGCAAGATGTAAGGAAACAGGCACATGCCTTTTCAGAGAGAAGTAAATTACACATGGACGGCGGGCTTTCCCGGCCGCTGGGCCAGTGAGAACCCCCGCCGCATCGTGATCCCCGGCCCCAACGGCTTCCGGGCTGGTGCGGGCGGCCTGACCATTGCGCGGTTTGCGTGGGTTCAGCCTGACGGCGTGACGCTGCTCAACTCCGCGCCTACCGCCACGGCAGGCTCCGGGGCTACGGCCACGGCTGTTCTGTCCTCTGCCACGGTTTACACTGTGTCGGCGCTGGCAGTGAACGCTGGCGGCACGGGTTACGCTGTGGGGGATACGGTTGAGGCCACGGGCTTCAAAGCTACCATTGCCACCGTAAGCAGCGGCGTTGTGACTGGCGTTACCATCCAGTCCACCACCGCCCAGACCACAGACCCGACCGCCACGGGTGTTGCCACCACAACAAACGGCAGCGGCACGGGCCTGACCCTGAACGTGACGGCGACCGCCAGTCAGGAATCTGCTGGGGGCGTTGCGTCCATCACGGTCTCCGATGGTGGGACGGATTACTCCGCCACCCCGATTGTCTCCCTCACCGGCGGTGGCGGGACCGGGGCCACGGCTGTTGCCGTTGTGGACGCTGGCGTTGTGACCGGCATTAACGTGGTCAGCGCAGGGACGGGCTACACGTCCGCCCCCACTGTGGTCATTACGGCCCAGACCGTGCCGAATGGTGCGCCACAGGGGTTTGTCTATGCCGACCAGCAGGGTCTGACCACAACGTACCTGCAAGAGGCCACCATGAAAATCCCGCAGGGGTTCATGGCACAGCTTGCTGAAGGCGGGGACGTGTTTGCGACCTCCAGCACCCCGGCCCTTATCGGGCAGTCCGTGTTTGCCTCCACCACAGATGGCAGCATCAGCACCGGCACGGCGGGTGCGACCATCGCGGGTTCTGTTGAAACCCCGTGGAAGGTCTCGCAGGGCAACGCTGCTGGCTCGCCCATCATCATCACCGGCCCTATTGCGGCTGCATAAGGAACCACAAGTATGAACATGTTCCGCAAGGACGCGGCCCGGCTTGCACATGACTGGGGCGTGGTTATGCCCGGCGTGCGCGGGTATTACTCCGAGATGGCAGCCGATGCTCTGCCGCCCGGCCTGCCCGTTACCGCACCGAATAGCGGTATTCCCGCGATCTTCACGACCTACACGGATCCGAAGATCATCAAGGCGATCATCACGCCCACCAAGTCCGAGGACATTTACGGCAGCGCCAAAAAGGGCGACTGGGTGACTGACACCGCGCAGTTCCCCATGGTCGAACTGTCCGGCTATGCCGCGTCGTATGACGATTACGGTCAGGCCGGTGATACGGACGCCAACGCCAACTGGCCCCAGCGCCAGAGCTTCCATTATCAGACGTGGACAAAATGGGGCGAGCGCGAGGTTGAGCGCATGGGCGCGGCCAAGATCGACTGGGTGAACCAGAAGAACGAAGCCTCCATTTCCGTACTGAACAAGAACCAGAACCTGATCAACCTGTTTGGCGTGTCGGGTCTGGAACTGTACGGCGCGCTGAACGATCCCAACCTGCCCGCAGCCATTGCCCCGCTGCCCAAGCTGACCGTCTCCGGCACGTCTGGCGGGAATACCTGGTTGGATACGTCAGACCCGATTGCTGTTTACAATGACATTCTGAAAGCGTTTCAGAAGCTCACTGTGCAGATGGGTGGAAACCTTACGTTGGAAACGCCCATGACGCTGGTCATTCCGACCGAGCGCCAGCAGTGCCTGCTTTACACCAACCAGTTTCAGGTGGTGCTGAGCGACCTGCTCAAGAAGAACCTGCCCAACCTCAAGATTGAGACCTTGCCGGAAGCCGGGACCACTCTGAGCGGGGGCAACTCCAGCGTAACCATGATGCAGCTTTTTGTGGATGCTGTGGACGGGCAGGAAACTGTTACCACCGCGTTTACCGAAAAACTGCGCGCCCATGCCGTTGAGCGGTATTCCTCCAACTTCCGGCAGAAAAAGTCTCAGGGCTCGTGGGGGACCATCTGGTTCTACCCCATGGCCTGCGTGACCATGACGGGGATTTAAAAACCAATGACAGCAACATCTTCCAGAAGCGGCGCAACCGTGACCGTTATTTGTCGTATGCCGTCCGGCCTTGTGCTTGACCTGTACGACGAAGGTGCATTGCAGGCTCCTGCACGTCAGGGCGCGCTGCCCGCCATCAAGGATAGCGTCCACCTGCGTGGCGCGCGGCGTGACCCGCGTTACCACAAGAAGGACAATATCATGCTAGGCATGGGTGGCCGTACCGAAGTGGCCGCCGATTTCTGGGAGGCATGGACCAAGCAGAACGCTGAGTTCATGCCGCTCAAAAAAGGCCTGATCTTTGCCATGCCCAAAGAGGCCGATGCGGTATCCCGCCTTTCTGAGCTGCGGGAAGAACGTACCGGGCTTGAGGGTCTGAACAAGGACAAGATGCCCGGCATTACTCCCTTTGCCCGCGAGGATGACTAATGACCTG